GATGAAAGCAATCTTCCACAATGTTCAATCGTTCAAGAATATTACGATACTTATGAACAGTGTAATTATAAAGTTTTAGAAACGATTGATTTCTTAAAAGAACTAAATATCAAACATTATCAAATATCTTGTAAACCATGGCACTTTCAGGAACAACACAGCTCGAAGCTGTAAATACATTACTTCACACAATTGGTGAGTCACCCGTTAATAGTTTAACAGGAACGCTACCTATAGATGCGACTCTCGCTAATAATGCTATTAATGAGATTAGTAGAGAGGTGCAAGCTGCAGGTTGGCATTTTAACTCTTTTTATAAATATACATTAAGTCTAGATACTGACAGCAAGATACCCCTTGCTGATAACATTATGCGAGTAGATTTAGACATTAATCAATACGCACTAAGTAAATATGACGTTATTAAAAGAGGTAGCTTTTTGTTTAATAAACAAGGAAATACCTTTGTTTTTGATGAAGCCTTAGATGCTAAAGTGATCCTTTATTTACCTTTTGATGAATTACCAGAAAACGGTAGACGCTACATAACTATTAGAGCCGCAAGAATATTCCAAGATAGAACACTAGGAGCAACCACACTTCACAAGTTTGGCCAAGTTGATGAATTTAATGCTCTAACAATATTAAAACAAGAAGAAGCAGATACTGCTGACACTAATATTTTTAATTCTTACGACACTTTTAATATCATAAGTCGTGGCCATAAAATTTCCTAATGCCTTTAATCAATCATTCCATTCCCAATTTAGTCAATGGAGTTTCGCAACAAGCAGAAACACTACGACTAGGCTCACAAGGAGAAAGCCAGATTAATGGTTTTAGCTCTGTAGTAGAGGGATTGAAAAAAAGACCACCTACAGAATTTATTAAAAAAGTTTCTAACTCTGCATATTCAAATGCATTCATTCATTCTATAAATCGTGACACTAACGAAAGATATATTCTTATTATCTCACAAAATAACATTGAAGTTTTTGGTATTGATGGAACAAGCTACACAGTTAACACTCCAAGTGGCACTTCCTATTTAAACATAGCTAATCCTAAAAATAATTTTCGTGCTGTAACTATTGCAGACTTCACCTTTTTAGTTAACACATCACAAACAGTTGCTATGGATAGTACTGTAACAGCAGCAAAACCTTTTGAGGCAATCTATTCTATTACTCAAGGTGTAGACCAAACTAAATATACTTTGAATATAGATGGTACAGATTATAACTACACGTCAACTACTACTGCTTCTGAATATCAATCAACTTATATTATTGACCAAATTTTTAATCAGATAAATTCTTTATCAGGTTTTACAGTTACTAAACTTGGAAGTGATATACATATCAGCAAAGCTACTGATTTTACTATTTCTGCAACAGATGGTTATGGTAACCAAGCTAGTCAGGTTATTAAAGGATCAACAGATAGTTTTGGTAACTTACCTAAAAGAGCCACTGATGGTTTTCAGGTTGAGATAACTGGAGACCCTGCAAACGCATTTGATAATTATTATGTGAAATACAAAACTGATAGTTCTACAGATGGGGGTGTGTACGAAGAAACTGTGGTAGGAGGCACCAAAGATAGCCTTGATGTTTCTACAATGCCTCATGTTTTAATAAGACAAGCTGACGGTAACTTTCGTTTTACGCCTTGTAATGGCTCTACTTATACCATTTCTGGCACTGATTATAGTGTTCCTAATTGGGGAGGCCGAGTAGTAGGGGATGAATTATCCTCTCCTAATCCTTCTTTTGTTGATAGCAAAATTGCTGACATTTATTTCCATCGTAACCGATTAGGTTTTCTATCAGATGAAAATGTTATTATGTCGAGAGCGGGTGAGTTTTTTAAATTCTATCCTGAGACAGTAACAACTATTTTAGACTCTGACCCTATTGACGTTGCAGTATCACATACAAAAGTTTCTATTCTCAGACATGCAATTCCCTTTAATGAAGATTTATTATTATTCAGTGACCAATCACAATTTTTATTAAGAGGCTCAACTACTCTTACAGCTAGTAATGTTGATGTAGCAACAACTACAGATTTTGAAAATTCAAAAGACTGTAAGCCTATTTCAGCAGGTAAAAATATTTACTTTCTATTTAACAAAGGACAATTCTCAGGTGTTCGTGAGTTTTTCATTAGACCAGACTCGGATCAAAATGATGCTGATGATATAACATCTGCTGTACCCAAGTATATTCCTGCTAATGTTTTTAAAATGGCAGTTTCTACTAATGAAAATATTATTTGTGTATTAAGTGATGATGACCCAAATACTGTTTATGTCTATCAATGGTATCTTGCAAATAACCAAAGGTTACAATCAGCTTGGCATAAATGGACATATGGTAATTCAACAGATACAAAAATATTAAATGTAGATTTTATAGATACTGATTTATATCTTTTAATAGAAAGAACTGATGGAGTTCATTTAGTAAAAATTCAAACTGCCCCTGCAGTTGTAGATACTGACTCTACTTATTTAACACATCTCGATATGAAGCTTAATGAGTCTAGTACAGGCTTATCTACTTCATATAATTCAACAACAAATAAAACTACAATTACACTACCGTATGCCATTGACGATACAATGCAGGTAGTCACAAGGAACGTAAATGCTAATTCAACTATTGCAGGTCAAATTATACCTGTTGTCTCTACTGGGAGTAATACTCTTGTTGTATCAGGTGACCAAACTGCAACGAAATTTTTCATTGGTGAGAAATATACTTTCGAGTATCAGTTCTCACAGCAATATATCCAATACGGACAATCACAAAGCCAAACAGCCATAAAAGAAGGTCGACTTCAAATAAGAAAATGGACTGTAACCTATGATAATACTGGCCATTTTAAGGTGCAAATAACTCCTAAAAATAGAAGTACATCTATTGAAACCTTTACAGGTGCATTAGTTGGTGAAGGTACAGTCAATGGTATCAACCTAGAAGATGGAGATTACACGTTTCCAATTTTATCAAGAAATGAAGGTCTAGTCGTAAAATTAACAAATGACGAATACTTACCCAGTGCATTCATTAATGCAGAATGGCAAGGTTTCTACAACCAACAGTCATCACAAAACACATAAGCCTTATATGAGGATAACCTCATTAAAAGATTGTGAAGAGTTAGGAAAGAATTTAAGAAAAGCCGACTTACAAGAATGTCAAGCTTATGGAAACATAGATGGCCTACAGGCTTTATTAATAGGATATTTAAATTCTAATATCTGCATTTCTATTGCTGATGATAAAAGTGTCATAGCAATCTTTGGTATCTGTGGAGAAATTAATCAACCCGCAACTATCTGGATGTTAGCTTCGGATCGTCTTTCAGAAATCAGTAGAAAATTTTTAAGAGAAAATAAAAAACTTATAGATTACTTAAATCAACAATACCCACTATTACATAATGTTTGTGATGCTCGTAATGATGTTCATATCAAATGGTTAAAATGGTGTGGCTTTACTTTTATTAATAAACAAAACTTAGGATATCAAAATAAACCCTTTTATACATTTGTAAGAACATGTGTGTTCCATTAATTGCACCTTTATTAGGTGCTTCAGCAGGAGCGGCAGGAGCAGGTGCAGCATTAGCAGCAGGCCAAGCAGGAGCTTTGGCAGCTACTACTGCAACAGCATCAACTGGTCTCTTTAGCAGCTTAACCCTTCAAGGTTTAGGGCAAGCTTTCTCTCTTGTTAATTCAATCAAACAACAACAAGAGGCTAATAGGGTTGCTAAGGAAAATAACCGCAATGCCTTTTTAGCTAGGTTAAATGCGGATAGGTCTGAAAAATTAAGAATACGACAAGTAAGAAGAAGAGAACAAGCAAAGCTTTATTCTAATGCTATTGCAGGTCGTAAAGCTCGAGCCACTGTCAGAACTGCTGCTGAAAATATAGGTGGTGGTGCAATAGATAGATTAGTCAATGATTACCTTAGACAAGAAGGTTCTTATAACAGTTCAATATTAAATAATTTAGAAGCAGAAACTGCCCAATCTAGGGCTAATTTTGAGTCTATTGCTTTAAACCAACAAGCAAGACAAGTCTACGTACCGAAGGTTGATTACGTTACAACCTTTGCCTCTGCTGCTTTTGCATTTGGTCAAAACTATTTAGATTATCAATCCTCACAACAATCAAAGCAATTAGAAGAACAAATTGCTAAACAAAATCAACAAATACTTGGCAAACTTTAATGGCAAAAATTAACTTACCTCAACTCGCTCCCCCTGAACTACCTAGTGTAACATCTCGTGTAGTAGATAATTTTATTCCTGCTAGAGAAAGACCACAAAATCCTGCAGTACAAGATTTAATTAATTCACTTAGTGGATTTAGTACCTCTTTAAATAAATATAATTTAGTCAAAGAAGAAAGAACAAAGATTACTGATGAAGCTCAGGCCATCGCAGATTTTGAAAAAATTAAACAAAACAAAGATGGATTCAAACAACTTATAAAAGATAAAGTTATCCCCCAGGGTGCATCACCTTACTACATTAATCAATTAGCTAAATCTCAGCTCAAACAAGATGCTCGTGAATTTAAGGCAAGAATTTTTGATGAGTGGAATAGTAATAATGTTTATCGTGATGATGATCCAATGGCCTTTGATAAGTTCTTCCAATCTAAATCACAAGAGTTTTATCAAGAAAAAAAGTTAGGTAGTTATAATCCTGCTACTTTAGCTGAAGCATTTATTCCAGATGCAAATGCAACTTATGCAGAGCTCAATCAAGTACATCGTGCAAAACAGATTGCAGAGATTGAGAGAATGCAAAAAGAATTATTATTTAAAGAAACTACTAATGAAATCCAAGATGCACTAAAGATAACTAATGATAAATTAGATGCAGAGTTATCTACTTTTCCCAATGCTGAAGGATTATCAAATTATGAAAAAAGATTTCTATATGCATCTTCTTTAATTCAACAACGATTAGATGATTTAACTGCAGATGGTATGGATTTTGATGATGCTAATAAAACAATTATAGACTCAATCGTTGCTTATGCTTCACAAACTGAAAACAGTGATTATTTAGACATCCTAGATAATATTGTTACT